CCTTTGTGATAACTTCATGCAATTAAAAACTGCGATTGATGATTTTGAATACACCAAATGGTTAGATCCTGCAGGTGTGCCTTGCTACGTACACGATGTCTAAAGTTGCTCTTATAACTGGTATTACAGGTCAGGATGGTTCATACCTTGCAGAACTTCTATTAGAGAAGGGATATGAGGTTCATGGAATCGTCCGTCGTGCTTCATTAATTAATACCCATAGAATAGATCACATATATGAAAAGATAAAACTTCATTATGGAGATCTCACAGATGCGATGAGTATTACTAATCTTATCAAAAATATTGAACCAGATGAGATTTATAATCTAGGTGCACAGAGTCATGTTAAAGTTTCTTTTGAGATACCAGAATATACAGCACAGGTAGATGGTCTTGGAACACTTCGTGTTCTAGAGGCAGTTAGATTGTTGGGTATGGAGATGAAGACTCGTGTATACCAAGCGTCTACGTCTGAACTATATGGTGAGGTTCAACAGACACCTCAGACAGAGACAACACCTTTTTATCCTAGATCACCTTATGGTGTAGCAAAATTATATGGATATTGGATAGTTAAAAATTATCGTGAGTCATACGGTCTTCATGCTAGTTCTGGTATTTTATTTAATCATGAGTCTCCAAGAAGAGGTGAGACATTTGTTACCAGAAAGATTACAAGAGGACTATCTAGAATATCTGTAGGTGAACAGGAGTGCTTATATCTTGGTAACTTAAATGCGAAGAGAGATTGGGGTCATGCAAAAGATTATGTCGAAGCAATGTGGTTAATGTTACAACAAGATGAACCAGATGATTATGTGATTGCAACTGGAGAGCAATATTCTGTTAAAGATTTTGTTAATAAGGCAGCACCATTCTTTGGTTTTAATATTGAGTGGATGGGTGAAGGCGATCTTGAATTTGGTTATGATTGGAATACAAAAAGAAAAGTTATAGAAGTAGATAAAAAATATTTCCGTCCTGCAGAGGTAGAGTCTTTGTTAGGAGATGCAAGCAAAGCAAAGCGAAAATTAGGATGGGAACCTAAAATAAGTTTTGATCAACTAATTGAGGATATGGTGCTTTATGGACAGTGAAAGTAGAGTTTATGTTGCAGGTAATACTGGACTTGTAGGGTCTGCTATTGTCCGTATGCTTCATTGGAAAGGATATACAAATATATTATCAAGTCCATCTCATCATTGGGATCTAAGAAATCAGATGGACGTAGAGAGATTCTTTAGAGTGAATGAACCAGAGTATGTATATCTTGCTGCTGCAAAGGTTGGTGGTATAGGTGCTAACGCATATTATCCAGGTCATTTCATCTATGATAATTTAATGATTCAAACGAACGTAATTCATGCAGCAAGAAAGTTTGGTGTTAAAAAATTACTTTTCTTAGGATCATCCTGCATCTATCCTAAGTTTGCTGATCAACCAATTACAGAGGATCAATTATTAGGTGGACCTTTGGAACCAAGTAATGATTCATATGCAATTGCAAAGATTGCAGGTATTAAAATGTGTCAAGCATATCGTAAACAATATGGTTTCAATGCGATAAGTTTGATGCCTACAAACCTATACGGTCCTAATGATAATTTTGATTTAGAGTCATCTCATGTTCTTCCTGCGATGATTGCAAAGTATCATCATGCAAAAACTGAAGGATATACTATTGATATGGGTGGTCCTTGGTGGCCAGATGTAAAACTTTGGGGTGACGGTTCGGCACGTAGAGAGTTTCTTCATGTTGATGACCTTGCCGAAGCATGTTATATTTGTATGAAAGATTATGATTCTCCAGATCCAATTAATGTTGGAACGGGGGAAGATATTACTATTAAAGAACTTGCGGGTATTGTGTCCGATGTAGTGGGATGTCCAGGCAAAACTGTATGGGATACATCAAAACCAAACGGAACACCAAGAAAAGTTTTAAACGTAGATAAAATAAAATCTTTAGGGTGGAAACCAAAAGTAGGTTTACGTGAAGGTATTGAAAAAACATACGAACTTTATAAAGAAAGTTTATGAAAAATTTAGCACTTGGATTTGTATCTTTAAGACCTGCACAACTGCAAGAACATGTATGTGATGCCAGAGAGAATGAGTATCTAATTTGTTTGAAACAATTAGAAAGAGTTCTACCAAAATCATTTGATTTTTTGGTATGTGAGAACACTATAGATGATCCTGCAGAGATTAAGAATGAAGAACTTAGAGAGTATCTAAGTAACACAGAGATGTGTGCTACAGGAAGTGAAAGTAATATAGGGACATCTAATAAAGGCATGGGAGAGTTATTACAACTCAAAACTGCCCTAGATCAAACTGATATAGATAAGTATGAAAATATATGCTATGTTACTGCTAGACGTTTTTATACTTGTCCATATGTTTTTGAGAGAACAGAAACCTTAAAAAAGAAAGCATTGCTTTCAAATCCAGATTTCATTTTTCTGGATGGTAGAGTTCTTGAATCATAT